GTAATGCATGTGAATATGGACACATTGAAATAGTTAAACTTCTTCTTAATGCCGGTGTCGATATATATTCTAAAAATGATCTTGCTTTACGTCTAGCAAGTGAAAATGGATATATTGAAATAGTTAAACTTCTTCTTGATTATGGTGCTAATATACATGCTAAAGAAGATGAAGCTTTACGTCGGGCAAGTAAAAAAGGACATACCAAGGTAGTTAAACTTCTTCTTAATGCTGGCGCTGATGTACATGTTAAAAACAATGAAGCTTTACGTGTAGCAAATAAAAAAAGACATACTGAAGTGGTTAAACTTCTTCAAGATTATATGGTTAAAGAAAAAAACCAAATTAAAGAATCCCTTAATGAGAAATTTATTGAATATGAAGATCCATTAGAAGAATTGGGTATAACACCGATGGGCCAAATAAAAAAATGGATGGATTCTATAAAAAAAGAATTTGAAAATATAGATCAAGCATTAATTATTTGTGCACTATACGGAAAAAAAGAATTTGTAGAATATCTTTTAAGTATTGGCGCTAATGTACATGCTGAAGATGATAAAGCTTTACGTCGGGCAAGTTATAATGGACATACTGAAGTAATTAAACTTCTTCTTGATGCTGGCGCTAATGTACATACTTATGATGATGTGGCTTTACGTAATGCAAGTTTATTTGGACATACCGAAGTAGTTAAACTTCTTCTTAATCACGGTGCTAATGTACATGCTGAAGATGATTTTGCTTTACGTGTGGCAAGTGAATATGGATATATTGAAATAGTTAAACTTCTTCTTGATTATGGTGCTAATATACATGCTAAAGAAGATGAAGCTTTACGTCGGGCAAGTGAATATGGTCGTACTGAAGTAGTTAAACTTCTTCTTGATGCTGGTGCTAATGTACACGCTGAAGATGATGAGGCTTTATGTTATGCAAGTGCGAATGGACATACAGAGATAGTTAAACTTCTTCTTAATGCAGGTGCTGATGTACATGCTAAAGATGATTTTGCTTTACGCTGGGCAAGTTATCGAGGATACACTGAAATAGTTAAGATTCTTATTAATGCAGGTGCTAATATAAATGCCAATGAAAATGAACCTTTACGTAATGCATGTGAATATGGACACATTGAAATAGTTAAACTTCTTCTTAATGCCGGTGTCGATATATATTCTAAAAATGATCTTGCTTTACGTCTAGCAAGTGAAAATGGATATATTGAAATAGTTAATCTTCTTAGAGATTATATTTCTGAAAAAGAAAATCAGATTGAAGAATCATTTAAAAATTAAATAAATAAAATAAAAATGGCATTACATCAAAGATATAATACTGAAAATATTTTTATTAGAGCTGTTATTGCAGGATTATTAAATGTTCTTAATAATAAAATAACATATGAACAGGTATGGAGCAATGATATAATTGATACCATTAGAATTCCGTGGTTTTATAATATGTCGGGGGACGAAAGATTTATGCAAGATTTTTATACACATTATGCACATTGTGTCCCGCCGAGACCTGTTGATGGTAATTTTGATGTTATTCCAAGAGGTATTATAACTTATACAGGATCAACAATTAACACTGAGGCAATAACTTCCAGATATGTTCAGGGCTTATATTTAAAAGAAATAGATGGACAGCTTCAAACAATGCGTTCATTTCTTTATTATATTCCATTAAATATTTCTTTTAATTGTGAAGTATGGACGGATACTCAAATTACAGCATTAAAAGTAGAACAAACAATAAGAGAAGTTTTTTTTAAAACTGTTACGTTTTATATTTATTATAAAGGTATGAGATTAGGATGCACTGCTGGATTCCCAGATGAAGTAACAATAGAAAAAAATATAAATTATTCTTTTGAAAACAATAATAAAATAAAAATAACATTTACTATTCAAGTTGAATCATATCAACCGGTTTTTGATACAACCACAGAAACTAATGCCAATAATTATATGACAGGCATAGGTATGCGTTTAATAGATAAAAATATGACAAATAATGATGGAATAATACGTATAACGCCAGAAACAAATTATAGTAATACAATTCTTCCAAAGGGATTTCCATATTTAATAGAATGGGATTATATTAATGAAAATGCTATAATAAATAAAGTTGATATATATTGGTCATATGCAGGAGAAAATGATAGATATGTAATAGAAAAAGGTATGCCAAATAATGAATATTATATATGGAATATTCCTGAAACTTTTACAAATTTTCAAAGTCCTACAATAATATGGGATGAATCTAATATTAAAATTTATAGAAATCCCATAATTAAAATTCTTCCAGATATTAATTCTAAAGAAATTTCTTCTTCTTCATTTTATATTATTGATTCTGGATATTTTTTGGCATCTCAGGAAGATGCATCTATAAATGCTGTATTAGAAATGAAAGATAGTAATAATAAAATTGTATATTCTGGGGATGCTTCATTATATTTTGTTTTAGAAGATTATAAATTAAAAGAAGCTATATTACCTTATGGAAATATAATATTTCCCGGAAATATAGATTATAAAACCATAGATATATATATTGTTAATTCTGTTACATCTTACAATAAATCAATTGTTAATACAGATTCTGGAGAATCTTTTGGTGTTATTCGTAATGTTACAATAATATAAAAATGGGAAAAAAATTTTTAAATTTAATAAATATATAAATAAAATTAATATTTTAAAATTAAATTAAATACTTGCCATGATAACAAAAATTAATCAACTAAAATCACAAATTAATATACCTGAAGTAAAAGAATTATGTGAGTCAACAATAGCAATAATAAGTTCTGCTATTTATAAGGGTGTAACGGCAGAGGCTCAACTTGAAATTGAAAGAGTAGCTTTAACCAATTTATTTGAGGGATTAAAAAAATATTCTAATAATAAGATTATTAAAGAATGGGTAACTAATCAACAAAGATTATTTGCAATAAAACATATTGGCGTAAGAAAAGCTATTAATTCTCTTCTTGAGAGTGATGGTAAAGATCACCCCACTTTAAAGGCAGTGCTTGAAAATTTTAAAGAAAAATTAGATGAAAATATACCCGAGGTATTACTTTATGAAGAATTTATTTCAGCATTAAATTCATATAATTATATACCTAAAGTAAATAGTGAACTTGATGCAATTAAAGAAAAAGTTAAAAATTATAAAAATGATATAGATATAACCAAGATAATTGAAACGATGAAAGAAACTCGTAGTAATTATCTTATACCACTTATTGAAGATGTTGTAGAAGGTTATTTAAATAATAAAACCGAACAAACAAAAAATACATTAAAACAAACTTTAATGAAATTTAGTTATGATCCATTTATAAGAGATATTATTTCTGTTTTAACATTAGATTCTACACAACTTCAATTAGAATATGCTAATGCTGAATGCGCAATTGAAGATAAAATATATTCTCCTATTCTTTATTTAGGAAAAAATGAAGCTTTATTTAATGTTAAAGGTACATATTATGTAAAAAGAGGAAATTTTATAAATAAATTAAAGAAAAATGAAGTTGAAAATATTGATCCTAATTTTAAATTACTTTGTGAATCACTTAATCTTCCTAATGTAGAAATATCTTCTAATGAAATAAAAGTATATTTGGATAAAGATATAGCAACTATAAAAGAAAATAAAATATTAATTAATGATAAAGTTTATAATAGTAAACAATTAAATGAAGCAAAGGAAATTGCTAAATTAGCAGGTAAAGGACACATGTTTGATCTTATATATCTTTTAAAAGAAAATTTTAATGAAATTGGAGAAATAGATTTTGTTAAAAGAGTATATCTTAAAGAAAATGAAAATTATGCCGCAGATATTTTTAAATTAAGAAATAATATATTTATTACTACATTTGATCCAATTAATAATAAAGTTACATTTTATAGAAATATTAATCCTATTCAAGCGGAAAAAATTATGATGGAACATATGAGATTTGACGTATCAAAAACATTTGCTGATATTCTTCCAAATAAAGAAAAAATTTTATCTGAAATAGAAGAAACTAAAAAAGAATATGTTTCATATATTACATCTATTGAGGAAAAAATTAATGAAATTTCACAACAAACAGGTAAAATAGCAGAAGAAATTTTAGTAGTTCTTAAAGAAGAACTTGAAAATGTTAAAAATGAATACAAAAATTATTTAAACGAAGTTCAAAAATTTACAGATGTAAGTGAAAATTTAAATATTACTGTTCAAGATGATCAAACCGGAAAATCATATACTGTTGTAATACCTACTGGTGCTATGGCGGCAAAGGGAGAAAGAGAGGATGGAGAAATTTATACAGATAAAGATAGCACAGAATTTGGAACAACCGTGGGAAAATCAAATATAAAATCAACTGATGCTACAGCCTCTTCTACTATAACATTTGATAATGATAAAATTGAACTTTTAAGCAATGAGCCCTCAGATCAAAGAGATAAAGTAGATATGGATGCGGGTGAAATTGAAGCATATGTGGATAAAGTTAGTGCAGAGGATGAACTTGAAAAAACCGAAAAAGAACCAGAAGAACCAGAAGAACCAGAAAAATTGGAAGAACCAGAAGAATTGGAAGAACCAGAAGAATTGGAAGAACCAGAAGAAAAAGAAAATAAGCCCAAAAAAGTAAAAGTCTATTTAAAAAGACCAAAAAAATCTGAAAAATAAAAAAACAAAAATATGTTGAAATTAAGTAAACAAGAATTAAATATTATTTGTGAAGCTTTAAAGGTATTTATGCAAAATAAACCTACTTCACATAATAAAGTAAAACCTTTATTAGAAAAATTGCTTTTTACCAAAAAAACTAATAAATCTCTCAATGAATCTCTTAATGAATATGCACAAATAACAGACAGAGTAATTTATGATAAATTAAAAGGAAATATAATTGGACAATTGGGAGATAAATTTATAGTTCAAGTTCAAGGAAGTACCTATCTTGTAAATTCTGATGATATCAAAGAATTTTATAAAAAACAAAATTTAACCACAAAACCCCATATGAAATTTGATGAAAAAACACAAAAACTTTTATTTGAACAATATGTAAAATGTGGAATTTATAATGGTAATGTTCCTATTAAATTAAATGATTGTTATGTAAAATATAATCAATGGGAAAAAGCTACCCCAGAACAACAAATAAAAGTTTTAGTGGAAGGATCTATTATGTTTTTTCCAAAACAAAACATTAGAATATTTGAAAATATAAATGATTTTGCAAATCCAGAAAATTATGTTCCCGGCGCTTTAATTGATGAAGCAACTGAACAAGTATTAGAAAATATACTTATTAATGTTATAGATTATACAAATGCTATAGGAGATGCAGATTCTATAAGAATAATAAAAACTACTCCTACCGGTGAACAAGAAATACAAACCGTTCCACGATCAATGGTAAGAACATTGGCGGTGTAAGACAAAAATAACATAACATAAACAAATATGGGTCTAAATATAAATACTAAACCATTCGATTTAAATAAATTTTGGGAAAAAACTCCCACTCCTTTAAAATATTTATTGCTTATAGCTATTATAGTATCATCTTCTTATTTTCTTTATGCAAGAAAATTAAATATAGAACAAATAAAAGAACTTGATAAAGTTGAAGAAGGAATAGCAACGACATATCAATTAATAGATAAATTTGAAGCATTTCAGAATTTTCAGATGCAATATAATGATCAAATAATAAAAGATATAAAAAATATTTATATTCTTATTACAGAATTAAATGATAATGTTAATAAAAAATTTGATAATATTTTAAATACAATTTTAAAAGGAAATAAAGATCTGATAGATAAAATGATATTATTAAATGAATCATTTGATAAATTATCTAAGGCATATAAACCTGAAATTCTAGAAAAAAACAATGAACAGCAGACATATCCTAAAGATATAAATATTATGGTTAAACCAATAAAAAAATAAAAATATTAAAAATGAATATAAATGTATTAAAAAAAGAAAAAAATATAACAATTACAGAAAAGAAAATAAAAAATAAAACCAATAAAAAAAATAATATAAGTTCTATAATTATATTTTTTATAACCATTTTTATATTTTCATATATAATTTATGATTATTTTATAATAAATAATAGGGTAGAAAATAAAATAGTTGTTGTTAATTCAAAATATGATAGTTTGGAAAAATACCTACAAATCAAACTTCCTTTAATTGAAAACGCTATTAAAATTCAAGAAAATCAATTAAAAGATCTTCAAGATTTTACTTCCGCATATTTATTAAAAAAATAAAAAACTTATTAATTTTTTTAAAATATAAATATATTAAAAAATTAATTAAATTTTAATCATGTATTATGTAAAAAATTCTGATTTACGAAAAGAAATAATGAAGTGTAAAGAAAATGATGAATTATCAAAAGAGGCAATTGAAATGTTAACTTTAATGGCAGAAAAATTTTCTAAAAAACTTCATTATATGTATCCCGAGGATAAAGAAGATTGTATTTCATTTGCAATTATGGATTGTATACAATATTGGAAAGGTTATGATCCGGAAATATCCGAAAATGCATTTGCTTATTTTACACAAATAATTAAAAATGGATTTGCCAAAGGGTGGAGAAAACTTTATGGAAATATTCCCAAATCCAAAAAAATTTCTATATCTTCCAATAAAATATATAACATATAAAATTAAATATTATAAATTTTAAAATAATAATAAAATATGTTTTATGAGTTTTAATGAAACATATAAATTGCATCATCCACCAGATACAAGTGAAAAATCTAAAACAAAACAGGGATATTATAAAGTTCAAAATGTACAAAAATATGTCGGAAATCCTAATTTAGTAATATATAGAAGTTCTTGGGAATATGTATTTTGTCGCTGGTGTGATTTTTCACCTTCTATAGTACGTTGGAGTTCCGAGCCTATAAGAATTCCATATTATGATAGAGTATCTAAATTGGAAGAATATAAAAAGAATGGTATTGATCCAAATAATCCTAAGAATTGGGTAATTAAATATTATAATACAGATTATTGGATAGAAGTAGCTCAAGGAGATGGTACCATAAAAAGAATGTTTATAGAGATTAAACCTGCATATAAACTTAAAAAACCTATTCCTCCTCCTGAAAATGCCCCTTTAAAAGATATTAAAAGATTTAATGCTCTTGCAAAAGAATATTTAATAAATGAGGCTAAATTTGCAGCTATAAAAGCATGGGCAGAAAAAAATAACGCAGAATTTTGGGTATTTACCGAAGAAACATTACAAAAGGTTGCTGCAAAATTTTGGAATGAAAATTTTAAGAAAAATAATGAAACAATATAAATGGAGCACCCAAAAGTATTATATAATAAATTAAAAAATGAACAAGATATAGAAGAATATTCAAATAAAAGATTATTTAAAAATTACATGGTGCTTAGATTAGAAAAATCTAAAAAATTAATAGAAATTGAATCCACAGATCAAGAATCAGTTGTTAAAAAAATATATCCTGCAATTCCGGGCATGATATATATGTTTTTTAATATTGGAGATGATTTAATATCAAGAATAATAAATCCGTATACAAAACCAAATATAATAGAATTTCATGATTATGTTCCGATATTATTTTGTACATCATGTGATTTAATAAAAAAGATTATAAAAGGAATTAATCTAAATTTATTACCGCCATTAGAAAGACTTAAATTTTTATCTGCTTTTTACGAAGAATATGAAGAGTTTTTTAAAAGAATAGAAGAAAAAACTGAATATCAAAAAGAAGCTATTAATAAAAAATATGTAATATCTAGCATTATTGGAAAAAATCCTGAAATATTGGATAATTTTAATAAAAAATATTCTGCAAATTTTAATTTTGCTTTTCGTTCATATAAATTTGAAAATATTAAAAATTTTAGAATGATAGAATATGAAGAGTGGCAATACATTCCATTTTATAATCCGGTTACCTTTAATGCTATTAGAAAGGTTGAATTACAAAAATTATATTCTATATATAAAAGAAATATAAAAACTTAAACAATTAATAAATATATAAAATAAATAGAAAAATATTATATGCCAGGATTTATACCTCGAAATATTAATGGGACAACACGATCTTTTATCGATAATATTCAACGAAATATTCGCTATATGTCCATTATGGGCATGAAATGGGATCAAAGTTTAATTAAACAATCAAAGGCAATAGGAGTTTCAGAATCAACCGAAGATTCATTATATAGTTTATATGGCCATCATCCATCTTATGCTGGAACGGATTTAACGAATAAAGAATTTATTGCATTTTTTGATAAAGAATACCCCGCAAGAAGAGATTTTCTTCGTAGATTTGCAATGAATGGCGAAATTGAATATGTAATTGAAGTTATAGCAGATGAAACAATTATATTAGATGATGCAAACTTTTTTTGTTATCCAAATACCAAAAGATTAAAGTCTGTTCTTAAGGCAGAAAAGGCTAAAGAAATAGTAGATGATATTAATGAATCGTTTAGAAAAGTATATTATGCATTTGGATTTAATAGAGGACATGATGCTTGGCATTATTTTAAAAAATTTTTGATAGATGGATTTTTGGCATTTGAAATAATTTATGATGGTGAAGGAGATGAACCTGCAAAAAATATTTTAGGATTTAAAGAATTGGATCCAGTAACACTTGAACCTGAAATACGTAGAGATGAAAACGATAATGAATATAGAGTATGGATTCAATATCGCGGAGACTCAGAAAGAGAAAGAGAATTATTAGATGCAAACGTAATTTACATATCATGGGCAAGAGGAAATTTTATTTCAAGATTGTCATATGTTGAACGATTGGTGAGAGCATTTAATATGCTTCGTTCACTTGAAAATTCTCGTATTATATGGAATATTATTAATTCACAATATAGAATGAAAATTATTGTTCCTATTGGGACACAATCGGAGGTAAAGGCTCGTACAAGGCTCTCTGAATTAAGAGCTATGTATAAAGAAGATATTACAATAGATTATTATAGCGGTGAAGTAACAATGAATGGACAGCCAAATTTTTCGTTTGCGAAACAATATATTTTTCCTTCTAAAGAAGGTGCTTCTGTTGAAGTTGATTCCTTTTCACCCAAAGGATATGATCTTTCAAATGTTGATGTTCTTCAATATTTTTGGAAAAGATTTATTATTGAAACAAAGGTACCCAAAGATAGATTTATGTTAGATATTACTGAAAAAGTATCAAATTGGACAGTCGGTGGAGAAGGAATAGCAAGAGATGAAATTCGTTTTAGTTATTTTATTAATAGAATTCGTTCAATATTTCAGGAAATATTACTTAAACCAACATGGATACAATTTTGTTTAAAACATCCCGTATTTATAAAAGATAAAGCATTACAAAATGCTATTGGTCTTGATTTTGTTGAAGAAAATCTTTTTACTGAGGCTAAAAAACGTGAAATTGCTTCAAAAGGAGCTGATATTGTTGAAAAACTTATGGGAATTAAAGAACCAACAGTAAATATGGAAGGAGAAATAACCAATGATGGTTTATATTTTGATCCTAAATTTTTAGTTGAAAAATTTATGAATTGGACTCAAACGGATCTTATGCTTAATGAAAAATATAAAAGAGAAAGAAGAGATCAACTTAATAGAATATCAGCTGCAATAAAAAGATTAAAAACTATTCAACAAAAAGAGGAATCTTCAGAAACCGGAGGAGGATTTGGTGGAGGAGAATTTGGTGGAGGAGGATTTGGTGGAGGAGAATTTGGCGGAGTTGGAACAGATTTAGGAGGTGGGGCTTTTGAAGAACCTGGAACTGAAATGGGTGGAGGAGAAGTAAGTGGTGAAGAAACTGGCGGTGAAACTGAACTTGGAATATAATAATTAATAAAAAAGTTATAGAAATTATTTGCCTGAAAACCACAAGTGCTTGCACTGTGGATGAAAGGCAAAGAACCGTAGGGCGTACGGGAATAGCTTGGTAAATTTAGTTTCAATAGAAACTATTACCCAAGAATCCACAGGGCTTGCCCTGTGTGAGCGTCAATTAAAAAATTTTATTAATAAACAAAAAATTAATAATTATGATATTAGATATAATTATTATTGTATTTTTTAGTCTTTTAGCAATTATAATTCTTATAGTAATTTTTCGAAAGTCCATTGATATATCAAAAAATAAGATATTATCAGAAAATAAGATATTATCAGATTTTTTAAAAAAAGAAATATTTAATAATAAAATTGAATGTCCAATTATAAAATTAACAAATATTAAACAAGTTGATGAGATAATTTATAAAATAGCCAAATTCTATAATATTGAAATTATACAAATACAAGAGAATGATGAATATTGTTTAGCAAATGGTAAAGATGTATATATTAATACAAGTTATGTAATTGGAAAAAAAATTTATATGGGTATATATAAGGACCATGATATAAAATTTATTTCATTTTTTCATGAAATGGGGCATATTTTAATACCAGAAGAAGAAATAGAAAAATGTAAAACAAAATATGATGTCGAGGAAAGGGCATGGAGATATGGAATGGATTTGGCCGAATCTTTAAATGTAAGATTTAGTTATGATGCTATTCAATGGGCAAAAAGACAATTAAAAAGTTATAGAATAAAATAAAAGGAAATAATTATAAAATATGAAAAAATTAAAATTAACAAAAAATCTATAGAAGATTTACTTGAATTTGATATTATTGTGCAGATACCATTAATAAAGGAATAATGTACACAGGTGAAAGTAAAATCTGTGAAAAAGTAATATCTTGTATTATTAAACCAAAAGAATTTTATTTTTTATCAATTAATAAATATAAAAATAATAAAAAGTTATACTGACTTTGCCTGAAAACCACGATGGCTTGCCACGTGGATGAAAGGCAATGAACCGTAGGACGTACGGGGATAGCTTGGTAAATTTAGTCTCAATAGAGACTACTACCCAAGAATCCACAGGACTTGTCCTGTGTGAGCGTCAAAAAATAAAAAATAATTAATAAAATATAAAACAAATAATCGTAAAATATATAAAATATAAAATATAAGTTTTATGGAAAAAACGTTAAAAATATTAGAAAATATCATTAATGTATCATGGCCAATGTTATTAGTAATGGGCGCAGCTATGATATATCTAATAATTGATGCTATTAAAGAAAAACGTAAAAATAAAAAATAGTTTATTATGAAAAATTTACTTTTAAAAATTAAAAATTGGTTAAAGAAAAATTGGATGCAATTAATAAATTATTTAGTTATTTTAATTGCTTATTCAAAGGTATATGAAAAACCCGGATTTACTGGAGTTGAACTTATTTTAGGATTATGGTTATTTCTTTTAACAGGATATTATATTTTTTGGAAATTATTTGGAGCAGAAAAAATGTTTAAAAAATAATTTTAACATTTTTTAACAATAAAGAATAAAAATATTTAAAAATTTTTATTATATTTAAATTATTAAAAATATTGAGATTTCTCTTATTATAAGAGATAGTTATAAAGTAAGTATACAAGACTCGGGTTCGATTCCCGACATCTCCACTATAAAAAACTTAAATATGGGGATGACATGGTTTAGATTGTATACTGAGGATAATAACGAATGTCTCAATACGCAATAAACGGCGATACAGTTTATAATGAAATGAAAATGGCTGCATAGTATGCATTCCATTTTCAGGAAAATTGCCGGCCGCCAAAGGTGCCGGCTTTTAAATTTAAAAAATATAATTTATAAAAAGAAGATATATAATATAAAAAATTAATTATTATGAAAGCCGGAAATTTTAATGTATATGACTATATAAAAAAATTAGAAAAACTTTATGAAGAAAAATCTGATATAGATAATAAAAATGGAAGAGTATTTAATGAAGAAGGATTAGTAATACCTGATACCAATCTTAAAGCATACAAATGGCTTAAAAAAGAATATGATCAAAAACAGGTCGCAGTTAAAGTAGAAATAAAGGGTCAGGGTTCTAATTTTAAACCCGGTTATTATTTACAAACAAATTTAGATTCTGTAAAAGATTTTAAACCCACAATTTTTACTAGTAGTAATAATTCAATGTCAAAAGATATGTCAAAAAATAATGAAAAAACATCTAAAGAAACAAAAAATAAAACTAATAATATTCCAATAAAAAAACAAAAAAATATTAAAACTAATAATACGCAAAATAATATAAAGAAAATAGATCTTAAAACCAAAAAACAATAATGATACCTGATAATATATTGTCTGATAGATTAAATGAATTTAAACGAAAAAAACAAGCCTCAATCAATTCAGACACACCGAAAGAAATTAAGAGAAATATAAAAAAATATTTTAATATTATACTATTAGATTTAGCTATAATATCAAATATCATTTTGGGTATTTTAATAAGATCATTTTTTTATGGTTATTCTTTAAAAATAATATTTAAAACCGATTGGAAATTTATTGATTTTATGATTATAGGAATTTCTATAAATTTTATTTTTCTTTTTATTTTAAATTTAATTCGTATAACTAAAAATAAAGATGAAGAAAAAAACTAAACTTATTGTATTAGAAGGATGTGACGCTTCAGGAAAAAGTACACAAATAAAATTAATTTTAAATTTCTTAAAAGAAAATAATATTAAACACGATTTTATTCATTTTCCGGCATATGGTAATAATGAAGCTAGTAAAATAATAGAATTATATTTAAGAGGAGAATTTGGAAATATTAATGAAGTTAATCCTATATTTATTGCCAGTATATATGCTTTAGATAGATATTTATATTTACCTATTATTAGAAAAAAATTATTTGAAAATGATGTTATTATTTTAGATCGATATGTATTTTCTAATATGGCATATCAAGGTGCAAAATATGAAAATGAAACGCAGTCAGAATTAATAAAAAAATGGATTTATAATCTTGAATTTAAATTTTTAGAACTTCCTTATCCAGATTTAAATATATTTTTTGATGTTCCAATAGATTTTATAAAAGAAAAATTAATAATTAATAAAAGAGAGGGCGAAGATAGACATTATTTAAATGGAAAAAATGATATTCATGAAATGGATATAAAATTTCAAGAACGAGTTAGAAATAATTATTTAACATTAAAAAAATATAAAAATTTTAAAATAATTAATTGTTCATATGAAGATAATAACCAATATAAAATATATTCTCCGGAAGAAATATTTAATAAATATATAAATTACATAAAAAAAATTATATAAAATATGATAAAAAAAGAATACATTAAAGATTATTTAAATAATGATTTAATTCATAAATTTAAAAAAATAAATGGGCATCACACAATAGTTATACTTAAAGATAAAGAAGATGATTGGTTTTATTATGTAATTACATATAAAACAAATTCAGGTGAAATAACAGACTTATGTATGATAACTCAACGAGATATAAATACCAGAATTAATTCAATAAAAAACGCAGGTTATGAATCAATAATTTAACAAAAATTTAACAATTTAAATATATAAAATTGCAAAAATATTATTATTTTTACAGAAAAAAATTTAAAACTTTTAATTTTAAAAATATTATAAAAATTAAATAAAAAATAAAATTATGAAAGAAATGAAAGAAGTTAAAAACCCTGAAATGACAGGCGTAGATCCTACACAAAAAGTTGAAACTACTGCTTATGTTCCAACTTATAAAATTAGTCCAGAATTAAAACAAGCTCTTTTAAGAGCAATAGGAGATAGACCGTTTAATGAAATTGCTGGTCTTATTAATGCTGTAGATGTAACTGTAATGGATCATCAAACTTTACAACAAGTTGTTAATGCAATAGGTCAATTTCCTTATATTAGAGTTGAGCCTATATTAAAAAATCTTGGAAATTACGTTCAACAAATAATTCCAGAAGATTAATATATTTTTTCTAACATTATTAAATTAATTTTATATGATAAAAAAGAATAATAGTATACAATATATTGCAATCAATTTTATAAAAAATAAAAATAATCAAACATTTACAAAATTAATAAATCGTTTACGTCCCGGATTAATGTCATTTGCTTATAAATTTGTAAAAGATCATGATTTGGCGGAAGAAATAGTTTCAAAAACATTTATTGCCGTATGGAAAAAAATTGATCAATATAATCCAAAATATAATTTTTCTACATGGGTATATGCAATTGCTAAAAATGAGGCTCTTGGAATTTTAAGAAATGATAATAAAAATTCACTTTATAATGAATATAATATTCAAAAATATTCTAAATTATCTCAGGCGTATAATCTTGTATTTAATATGAATACCGAAGTAATGGAAGCAACAGGAGAAGAGCTTATACAAAAATTATATGATGCATCAATTTCTGCAATAAATGAATTAAAGGAACCATATAGAACAGTAATGTATGAAAGAGAAATCAATCAAAAATCATTAAACGATATTGCAAATGATTTAAATTGGAATTTATCAACAGTAAAAACCAGACTTAGAAAAGCAAGAAAAGATATTGCTGAAATCGTTTATAAAAAATATCCTGATGCGGTTGATGCATACTTAGGAGAAGAAAATTAATAAAAGATTTAAATATGTTTAAATGGTTAAATCCTAAAAATTGGGGTATATTTAAAGTATATAGAGATATTGAAAATTTTTTAGATTGGAGAAAAACTATAAAAAAAGAAGAAACCAATCCAAGATCAAAGTACAATTTATTTAAACTTCAAAGAACAAAATTATATGATATTTATATAATAGTATCTCTTGAAGACGAGGATGCATTTTTATCAGAAAATGTTAAAAGAGTAAAAGTTCTTGAAAGTCTTAATCCTGTTCATAGATACTTAGATGAAGAATTGGGTTTTGCTGGAAATTTACAATGTGAATTTAATCAATTTGTTGATGATAAAGGTGTTCCTACTTTATCCTATTTAATAGTCTATCGTTTTATATTTGAAAAATTTTCTATATTATGGTTACTTAAATTTATAATTATTAATGGTATATTAATATATATAATTTTAAAATATAATATAATACCTTTAATTATTAATTGGATATCAAATTTTAATTTATAAAAAATTTAATGATAATACCTGATTTTAATCATGAAAATATAAAATGGGTTAAAGGATCACATAATCTTCCAGAATGTGTATACATTTATAAAATAAATGTGCCAAGTGTTACAGCTATAATAAACTCAGAAATTCCTGATCCTGAATGGGATGAATTTGTGGCAAAGGTTGGAAAGGAAGAAGCTGATAAAATAATGATTAATGCAGGATATCGAGGAACATCTGCGCACGTATTTATTGAAAATTTTATTACACAATATAACAAAACTAAAGATATTTCAGAGGCATTATTATATACTCAAACAGAAAGTTTAAAGATTTTACAAAAAGATAATATTCCACAAGAAAAAATAGAAGAAGGATTAAAGTTATTTTATAAATTTTATTATTCTAATTATATCACACAATTTGATAAAATTTTTGCAATTGAATTTCCAATATATTCATCTTCTTTATTTTATCGTGGAAAATTAGATATATTTTATTTAGATAAATTACACGGATATGCCGTAACTGATTTTAAAACATCTTCTAAAAAAATTACAAAAGGTAGTGTAAAAGAACTTAAATATTTTTATCAATTAGGTGCATATGCCAATTGTTTAGAAGAAATGTATAAAAATAAAAATATAATAATTAATAAAGCATCCATATTATGTATCAATAAACAAAACGATATATTACAAGAAATTACTCTTATGGGAAATGATTTAATAAATTATAAAGAACAATTTAAAACTTTAGTTCGTCAATATCATATAAAAAATGGACAAGATTATTTATTAAAATAAAATTATAAAAAATGGCAAAAGAAAAAAAGGAATCAAAATTAAAGGTTGTAAAAGATGAAAATAAACAACCAAAGGAAAATAAAGAAGGAAAACCAACACCCGAGGAAGTAAAACAATTTAAAGAAGAATTTGAACAGGCAATGAAAGCTTTTGTTGAAAAGCGTTGGTCTGTAAGTGATCCAGGAAGTTTTGCTGCTAATGATACTGCATTATTTTTAAAAGATTATTTAAAAAATTATGCTTTATGGTCAAAAACCGGGTGGATGGGAATTATTAAAATGAATGAAGAGCTTGATAAAGCCATGAAAATGGATAATGAAAAAACGGGGTTAACCTTTGATTATCAAACTCTTGAGTTTTGCGGATATATGTTAATGAATCCGGCAGGAATAGGATTTGATAATGCCGTTGAATTTGAAAAAATTGCAGATAAATATTCCAAAATAATGATAAATGTAGGAAAAAGAATTGAAGAGGCAAGAGAAGAACTTAAACATATACAATATCTTCAAGATAAATGGTCTGCAGGAGAACAGGGATTTTATCTTGCTGAGCTTGAACCAAAAGATGAAGATAAAGAAAAAGTAAAAGATGTAAAAGATTCGATGGATAAAGCGGATTTATCGAAAAATATAAATTAATATTTAAAAATGACCTGATAAAAATTCAGGTCTTTTTTATAATAAATATATAAAACAAAAACTGCAATGGCAACACCACAAGAATTTTTATCTAAAAACTTAAAATGGATTACATTAATACTTTTATTATTATTTTTATATAAAAGTGTACAAAGTTGTAATCGCAATATGAAATTTAATATTACATCAAAACAATATATTACTCAAATAGATTCTCTTAAAGATTTATACACATCATATTATAAAAAGACACAAGATAGTATAAAAAGATTAAATTTTGAGTTACAACTTGCAAAAGAACAAGCAAGACTTTCTGACGAAAAAGCTAAAGCTGTACAAACCGCGGTTGAAAAAATACGAACTAATACTACCACTACTGTTGTAGTAAAAGGTGTAGAAGAAATACGAGATACTATAAAAAGAAAATAATTTATTATGAATCTTAAAAATTTTAAAATTACAAATAAAGGTTTATATTGGGGCCTTATTATTACTTTTGCATTACTTTATTTATGTGTAGGTTTTGTATCTACACTACACTCTATTACATTTTTTAATTTAGCAAATACTATAGGACTTGCAATTCTTTTAGGCCTTACATATGAAATTGGACAGGCATCGGTTCTTTTTTCAATTTTAATGACAAAAAATAAAGATAAATTTTTACCATGGTTATTAATGTTTTTATTAACTGCTTTACAAGTAACGGCAAATGTATATGCCTCATTTAAATATATGGTAAAATCTGGATCTAATGATTGGGTATATTGGCAAAAATCTATTTTATTTAGCATACAGGCACCAAATGCAGAAATGAATCAAATAATTATATCTTGGATAGCTGGTGCATTACTTCCTATAGTTGCTCTTGGAATGACTGCACTAGTAGCTCAAAATATAAAATTAATGTCAGAAGAAAATGAAGTTGTAAAGTCAATTTCTCCTAAAGAAATAGAAGATATTATTAATAATGAAGTGGAAAAAAGAATATCAGAAAAAAATTTAAATAAAGATGATAAAAAAATAAATTATAGAGAAGATGATGATATAATAAATGATTTATTAGATAAAGAAGTTGAAAGAATGATTCCCGTTGTTGAAGATAAATTACCAAAATCTGATGAAAAAAAACAAAAAAAGGAAAATACTATAATTGAACCTTTAGATTTAAATGAAATACTTGAAAGTTTAAATTCTACTCCTCTTTCTGATGAACAAACATCTAACGAAAATAATTTTGAAACATTTGAACCTACCACTGAAATATATGATGAGGGCTTACCTTATATTAATGATGGAGTAGAAGTTATAGATGCAAAAGCTATTGAAAAGGATTTAAACGACACAAAAATAAAAAAAAACTAAAATAAAAAATATTGGAATTCCAATAAATCCGGGAGAAAAATTAAATTTTGATAGAATTTTATGAAAAGAATTTAAAATAACTTTAAATTCTTTTTTTAATTTTATCTAAATAATTTTTGAATAAATATAAAAATAATATTTTGTAAATGGCAACTAATTTATTTGATGAGTTTCAAAATTATTCTAATGATTATATTAATCCTGCTTTATCACCGTGTGCAGGAGTTTCTGATACAACAACATTTCAATTTATTCCTGGCCAACAAGTTGGAATTGTATCCGGTAATAACGTATTAGCAGCATTAAGTTTAAATGATATTCTACAATCAGTTTTATCTTGGAATCAACAGACATATTATTTACAACCTGGTGAAGTAACATATATCCAGGGTTTAACAAAAGGATTAAGCATCAGAACACAAAGATGGATATTAGATGGATCTGTTTCATATTATAATTATCAAGATCCAGATTATATGGGAGTTGATATATCTATTAATTATTATAATGGATTTAAATATTATGAAAAAAATATTCATGCTGAAGCAGATGAAACTTTAGGAATAAATATTGAGTCTGCTATTAATATTGAATTTAGTAATAATAATATAAATGTTACAGTCTCATATGACTCAAGTGGTTTTACATTTGAGGGTAATACCGCTGGTTATTCTTATAATATTACTGCAATAGATGTAAGTAGATGGGTACCAGACACACCAGAAGTAAGACAATCTATAACAGAAGATGTATCTTCATCTATACCGGCATTTAAATATCCTAATTCTGCTATGCTGGGATATGTATTAAAAGTAACATATCCTTCTGAGGCTAATACAGAAGATTCTTATATAAAAATAAATCATGTACCAGATTATTTAACATATTATGAATTAAGTGATTCAGATTCAAGTCTTTATATACAACAATATAAATCTGTAGATGTGGGAATGAACGGAAACAGTACATCATCAACTATGAGTGCAGGAGATTATTTAGCATATATAGAAGAAAATAATAAATGGGAAAAAGTTGGATTATTACGAATATGGTTAAGTGCAGACGATCCTGAAAATTCTTCTATTGAAAATTTAATAACGGGATTTTATGTATATAATCCTCATGATTTTGTAGTAAAATTAGATTATATGGTAATACTTTAATTATGGAGAAAATAATTGCAGAATCATTATTTGAAAGAAATTTTTTTGTAAACAAAAAAATTAAAAATAAAATTATGGGATTATTTACACAATATGATGATCCCATAAAAGAATTAGGATTAGGAAATGCTATGGTTATTAAAGAAATTAATAAATGGCTGAAAGATATTGTAAAAGAACATCAGTATAGTATTACAAAAAATTTATATATAAATGTATATACTACAATTGATATTTCTGAAAAAGATATTATAGAATTACCCGAATTTATAAATTTTAAATATATTGGAGGTGGATTTTATTGTATTAATACTGGATTAATATCCTTAAGAGGATTTCCTCGTATCGTAACAGGTTCTTTTATTTGTACCGATAATAATTTAAAAAATCTTATAAATTCTCCTAAAAAGATAGGTGAAAGTTTAATACTTTCAAATAATGGTTTAGAGTCATTAGAAGGATTTCCTGTTATTGTAAATAAAAATATAATGTTAAATAATAATAATTTAGAAAATTTAAAAAATATACCTAATGTTATTTATGGGGATTTTTATATAAATAATAATCCTCTTAAAACATTAAAATATTTTCCTAAAAAAATATATGGAAATTTATATATTTCGCTTAATGAATTTATATCAGAAGAAAAAATACTAAAAATATGTAAAATATATAATAAAATAATAAATATATAAAATAAAAATAGAAAAATATGAAAGTAAAAAACTTTTATCCTTTATTAGAAGAATTTTTAAAAGGAAGACATTATATCAACGAGGCGCTTAAAAAAGAAGAAATTCGTAAAATAAAATTAGATGAACAAGATGAGATTGTATCTCCATTTTCTGGAAATGTAATAAATATGAAAAAATTAATGTATGATATAGAAAAAGCAAAAGCATCTATTATAGCGCAATCTGAGTTATATGGTCCGTACGTACATGATATGACTCCAACTATATATACATGGGTAGTAGAAACTGCCTGTACAGATGGTGTCAGATTATTTGTTAATCCGGAATTTATGAATAATCTATCACATTTGGAAAAAATATTTGTAATTGTTCATGAAATTATGCATTGCGTACTTTTACATGATAGAAGAATAGGTAATAGAGATCCATTTATATTTAATTTAGCAGCAGATTATGAAGTAAATGGAATATTAGTAAATGCGGATGATTTTACAGATGATTTTGTAGCAAATAAAATGAAAGCGTTATATAATCCAGAATTTATAAATTTAGCAGTTGAATACATATATGAACGTATTAAAGATAATCCACCTAAAACAAAACCTCCAGAGGGTCCTGGCCCAGGAGGTCTACCCCCACAAGGTCCAGGTAAAGGTCGCGGTAAAGGCCCAGGTGGATACCCGGGTGGAGGCGGTGTACCTATTGATGATATTGATGATATTGAAGAAATAGAAGAATTAACTGAAAACCAAAAAAGTCTAAGAAAAGAATTAAAAAAATATAAAGGTGGAGAGGGAGGAGGTTTAATTCCTAAACACCTGGGTGAAGAAATAGCAAAAGAAGAAGGTTATTCGGATGAAGAGGGCAGAATCGGAGAAGATAATAAAAAATTGTGGGAAAAAAATGCAAAGGAATTGTTTCATAATGCAATGAAAAAACTTGCCGGTTCAGGAAAGGGTGATTATTTAATTAAAATTCTCGGGAAAAATATACGTGCAACTAAAAATTGGAAGCAATTATTAAAAGATTTTGTCGGTATGGCATTATCTTATGCCGAAAAAGAATGGGCACTTTTTTCAAAAAAACGTATGGAACGTACATCAAAAACTGACATATATTATCGACGTCTCAAACCTTCTAAAAATATGCTAGAAAAATGTTTTATAGCTGTAGATGTATCCGGATCAATGTTTGTAACTGTTAAAAAAGATATTAGAGTAGTTGATATTGCTATGGCTGAAATTTTTAATATACTTAAAGATTTTAAGGTTAAAGAAACTACATTAATATTTTTTGATGATGGCGTAGATGACAAAGCAACTACAACATTACGTACTGATAGACCGATTCATTTACCAAATCTTGATAAAATAAAAGCATCTGGTGGCGGTGGAACTGATTTTCAAAAACCTCTTGACTATATTAAAGAAAAATTTAAAGATAATGTAAAATTACTTATATTTTTAACTGATGGTTATGCTAATGTACCTGAAGTGCCAAAATATTCAAAAAAATTTGTGTGGGTAATATATAATAATGTTACATTTAAATGTCCATGGGGTAGAATCGTATATGTAACACAAGATGAAATGTCGCAGGCTGTGGAATAAAAATAAAATAAAATATTTTAAATATGAAAAAGATTGTAAAAGAATCATTAAATGAATATTTAATTTCACAAAATGAAGAGCCATTAAATGAAATTTCATTAGAAAAAATTAAAAGTGGCATTAAAATAATATCTAAAAAGATAGGAGATTTTTTTGTTGGAATTTTTAATGGAAAAATTCTTGATGCCATTAATCCTATTAATATTGGAATAATGGTTAAGAAAAAGATCCTAAGAAAAATAAATTATTATCCTTCAGTAGAAGATATAAAAAAGGATCCATCTTTGGCATCTTTAAGAAATAATTTCTTTGAAAGGATGTTACAAAGAGCGTATGATGATTTTGAAAAAATTTCAGAGCGTAACAGACGTAATAAAAATATTTCTAAAAAATTTTATAATGGTAATTATGATTATCTTTTAGATTTAGCATTAAAAGAATCACAAAATAATAATTATAATAATAAATATAAAATTTATGAAGAAGATGAGGAAGATGAATATATTCCAACAGATTATCCAAAACATGGAGAAAAATATGAATTATTTTTCTCTACTGATACAAAAAAATTAAAAGAGGATATTTTGGAGTATTATGAAGAATTTATTAATGCTGGACCCGACCAGGCACAAATGAATATGCCTATTATATTTGGTGCTCCAGGAGTAGGAAAAACTGCAATTATACACGCATTTTCAAAAACGACAGAAGGCATGCCTCGTTTAAGAGTAATTGACGTACCAGTAGCTCAAATGTCGCCAGATGATTGGACTATACCTACATTAGGTAGAAGAAAAGTAATGCTTAACCTACGTACAAAAGAAACACGTGCTTATATACATAAAGTACCTGAAGATACTCCTAAAGGGTGGCTGCCTATGTATAAACCTACAGGTGATCCTGAAGAAGATGCTGCATTAAATGATTGGGCAAATGGGGGAGATGGAGGAATTATATTCCTTGATGAAATAACTCGTGCTTCTGCGGAATTACAAAATACATTACTTAAAATTATACGTGACCGTAGAATTGGTGAATATGTGTTTGGTAGTAAATGGATTTTTGTAGCAGCAGCAAATAGAATGACAGATGATCCAACTTCTCAAACTGAATTGAGTGCTGCATTAGCTACACGTGCTAATTTAATAGCATTTAGACCTTCTATTGAAGAATGGCTAGAATGGGAAAAAAATTTAAACGATCCACCTAATGCAAAAAAAATTGTAGCAGATTTTGTTGATTTACACAGAGAACATTTTTATAGAGTTAAAAAATCTTCTCAACATGGTACTACTTTACGTAGTTGGGAACATGTTATAGCAGTTTTAAGACATATATTTAAATATGGCGATTTACCTCCGAGAGATGAATTAATGAGAAAATTTCAAGGCGTATTAGATCCTTTAACATGCTATGAGTTTGTAGCATATTTGTCCATTATGCAAAAATGGCCAAAAGAAGTACTTCTTAAAATACTTAAAGACCCGGATAATGCTCCTTTACCAGAAAAAACAGGAGAACAATATAAAGCAGTTGAATTAAGTGCAATAGTATCTTGTATTTGTTCTTTTACAAGAGGTAAAAAACTTTCAGCAGAAGAAGTTGAAAACTTTGTTAAATATCTTATTAGAATAGGAAGTAATTCATTGGCCAATAAAGCATTAGTATTATTTGTAGAAGTACATCCATATATAAGTTATGAAATGGGAGAAAAGGGACAAAAAATAACAACTTATAAAAAAGCCATGGATTTATTTAGAGCAGCATATAGAGATCCATTATTCTTAAAACAAAGTAAAGAAGAAATAATGTCTCAAAGTCACGGAGAATCTGCGGCAAAAGATTTTGAAAAAGAATTTGGGAAAAAAAGATCATCGAAAAAATAAAAATATGAAAATAGTTAGAGAAAGTCTTATAAAAGAATCATATAATGGTGCAGGATATTCATATATGTCAGGTTTTAAGGGCGGTATGGGTGGAATAACTAGAGGAGGATTTGGGGGAGCGCTTAATATGGGAGGATATAATTCAATGTATACATATGAAGTTAAACCTCTTAATCATACACTAGAACAACCTCCTGCAAGAATTCAATATTTTCCTCAAATTAGTGTAGGCTCTAAAATTTATGGTTTTGTTGTTCCTTCAAATGCTTATCCTGATGGAAACAAAATAGTAATAGGTACAGTATATAAAATTGTTAAGACACCAAACAATAACATTAAATATTATATTGTATTAGATCAAAATACACAAAAACTTATGAAAGTTGAACCTACCCGCGCCAAATTAATTACATTTAAACCAACAGACTATCATTATAATGCAAATAATTTTTCACGATCAACATATATAAGATAATAAAATTATAAAAGGGAGGAAATTTCCTCCCTTTTATTTTTTAAGCCAGGGAACTTCAAATTTATGAATTTTTACATTTAATTTTTTTACATACACCGAATTATCTGGAACATTAAATAACATTATAGCTTTATCTCCTTCTTTCCAATTTTCATATTGATTAGCCGCTTTATCTATTAATTGTTCATTAAAATGATCTTTAGCACTCCAATTTATAAGTTTCTTTCTAATATCCTTCCGTATCCAGGCTGCATGCGCCATCCTGATCACTTCATCAGGAAAAATATATGTACCTATATTCAATGGATTAAAAATTCTTCTCGTGGGATCTGTGGGTCCCGGCGCTGGTCCATTAAAAGTATATGTAAAATAGGTTGAATGAATACCTGGAACGAATGGTTTAAACGGATAAACTAAATAGTGTTCAAAATCTTTATAATAATTTACGTAGCTCCAATATGTAATTGGCCAACCATTTTTATTTATTTGATGTTTTGCCTCTTTAAATTGATCTTTATCATATAATTCATCGGCATCTATATTAAGTATATGAGAAAAGCCTCGATCTTTCATTAAATTTATTCCTAAATTTCTTTTTTCCGTTTCCTGAACTCTAGAATATTTAGTAAAATCAGGAGTAAATTTATATAATTCATCAATTAATCCCAAGTTTTTAAGACGATTTAATTCTTCAAAATCAATTGGATCCATAGGATTCCCCCAATATGATTTTTCCTGATAAATTGCCATTACATAATCAACCTGATCTCTAATTTCATTTAAAATTGTTTCTAAAAATTCTGTAGCATCAAATGCATTTATAGTTAATGCTAATTTTTTTATTGCACCCATAATTTATTTTTTTTGCTTTTTATCACTTAATAGTTTTAATATTTTTTTATCTAATTTTCTTTTTTCTTTATCAATTCTTTTAATATCTTTATTTATTTTAATAAACCATATAATAAAAAGTATAAATAAAATAACCAAAGATGTTAATAAAATATAAAAAGATATATCTTTTATTGTTAAATTTAAAAAAATATTCATAAAAAATTATTTATTTTTTTCATATATATTTTTATAGCATTTTTCACACAATTGTCCCGCTCCTTCTATATAATATTTTCTCATATCTATATGAGTATTCTTAAAATATTCAGTTTTTTTCTTACAAAGAATACATTTTTCTTTATCTTTTTCTCTAGAAGTCTTCATAAAATATAAAGTTTTTTAATTATATAAAGAAAAAATAGTATAAGTTTTAAAAATTATGAGGTTTTTAATTCTACTTTTCCTCTTGGCCAATCATGAAAATAAAAATCAAGAGTAGAATTATTTAAATTAACCTTTTCTGCTACTTTATTGCCAATTATTTCACCTATTTTTTCCCAATCTAATTGAGAAATAGATGAAGAAGTTTTTTCAGTTCTTACACTTTTTTCTTCTATACTAACACCCTTAGTTGTAATTGCATGTTGTGCTGTAACTGTTGCTAGTGTTTGTAATTTGGTAGTATCTAAATTATTCATATTTGTTACAAGAGAACCTATATTAGTAGCCAATAAACCTATAGAATTGGCAAGCTTATCTATTCCTTCTTCAGCATCTGCTAATTTATTAAATGAATCTATTATACTTGTAAATGATCCTATTCTTTTATCTATGGATTTAGAAATATTATCAATATTTTTTCCTCCCAATTCTGTATTAATGGCACTAGTAAACATAACCATAGAATTTACTAGATTTTTTGCAATATCTTCAATTTTTATAAATTTTCCAGGAATTATATTACCATCCTTATCTTTTAAAGGTAATTTTCCTTGAGATCCATATTCTGCATAAGTTACTAATGTATCATTAAATGATATTATTGTAGTAAGAATACCCGGTTTTGCTCTTTTTAAAAATCCTTTTTCTGATCCCATTAAAGCTTCAGAAAATTTCTTCATTTTATTAGAAATTTTCCCACCTTCTCTAAAATCACTTTCATATTTTAGTAATGATTCTACAAATTTCCCAAAACTACTGGCAATATTTTTAGTAATTTTTTCAATTGGAACATTTTCTTCTTTTATTTTTATATTACCCGCATCATCTATAACAGGTGGAACATAAATTATACCCGCTGATCCATATTTGGAAAAATCTTGCAATACTTTAGAAAAATCAATAATTGCTGATAATATTCCTCTATCTCCTGTTAATGCTCTTCCAAATTTTTTTAGTGCTTTGGCTTTATCTATTGTTAATCTATCAGTTTTTAATATTAATGTTTCAATAAATATTCCAAATGTATCTGCTATTGTTTGTGCAATAGATTTAACATGAATTTTTCCCTCTTTTCCTATTATTGGTTTTGCAATTTCATTACCATATTCGTCTTTTTCAAACGTATATTCCAATGAAATAACTTCTCCAAGTTTAGCATATGCAGAAAGTCCTTTAGCAAATTTTGATAAAGAAGTTGCAATACTACTAAGCATTTTAATTATTCGTTTAACTCTTCTGAATTGTTGAACTTCTTTTCTAGATATATCAATATCACTTAATTTTGATACATCTTCTCTACCCATTATTCCCGAAATAACTCCGCTTAAAACTCCATTAACCATTAAACGTATATTATTGGACATATCTTTCATCCCCTTCTCTCCTCCCATTTCTTTCATTATATTATATACTTCTTTAATAGCTTTAGTAGTTTTTATTAAACCTATTGCTGTAACTATTAATGCTATAGAGCCTAATAAAACAAAACTCGATATAACCGGAGTTCCTAATAACCATAGTGTTCCAATTAATCCTGCAAGAAATACACCAAATATTCCTAAGCCTGTTATAGCATTTCCAAATGGGCCTTTAATTTTTTTATTTTTTTCTTCAATACCACTGGAATCTTTAAACATTGTTAAAAGAAGTTTTGAGACAGCAGCAATTACAATTATTCCCATTGATAATATTGCAATTGATAATCCTATTCCTTTTGCCGCTATTATTCCAGATGTTATAATTTTAGTTTTATCCAGAAGTCCAAGAGCTGTTATTAATAAAGTCATTCCTCCTATAATTGTTAATATTTCTAACATTGCGCTACCAATATCAGCCTTTTTTAAAATTTTTGGAACCAACATTATAGAAACTGAAAATGAGATTATTCCTGCGGCAACAATCATAAGTGCTATTCCCATATCTCTAGCATTTTTAATTGCTTGTGATGTCATTGTTTTTTCACCCCTTCCGGGTAATTTTTTTCCAAATAATGTAGGTATAAGTTCACCGGCAAATGTAAATCCAGATAATAATAACATAGAAAATGATAATAAAGTTATAGTACCAACTATTTCAAAAACAATACCCAAAACATGTTTATGACCAGATATAAGTTTTGCTAAAGTCATAGCACTTGAAAATAAAAGAATTCCGCCCGCAATATTCATAAGTGCAATTCCAATACTCTTAGCATTTTGAATTGCTCTAGAATTTCTATCTTTATCGCTTTTAATTTTTTTTGACAAAAATAACGAAGGAAATAATTTATTTGTTATTTCACCTAAATTTTCAATTAAAAATTCTCCCCCACCAATTAAAATCATTGATGCAGTTAATACTATCATAGAAAACATAATATAGCCCAATACTCCTATTGGATTAATACCTAAAACTTTTCCAGATAAAAACATAGATAAAGCAAATGCAGAAATTCCACCGGCTATCATTAATAATGCTTTACTTATATCTTGGGCAACCATTGCCCATCCTGAAATTTTTTTTGTTTTTATTGTTGAAAATTTTTCTGAAATTTCTACATATTCCTTTAACATATTCACACTAGAAGTTAAATTTTTTATAAAAGTCGGTGTCATAGCCTTTTTAACCTTTTCTATATCTTCAGCTAATTGCCCCGCAACAGTTTTTTTTCCTATTAAAGATGCTAAAACACCCATAGCACCTAATTTAACAACGGTACTTTCTGTTTTAGTTCCTGCGGGTTTTTTCTCTGTAGGAGTTTCTGTAGTAGATCCTAATCTATTTTCTATTCGAGTAAGTACAACTAATATATCACCTAAAAGTTCTACAGAAGTTTTCATTTAAATAATCTATGATTTTATTTTATATATCTTTATAAAATAAAAAAGACTCTTTTAAAGAGTCTTTTAAAATTTTGGAATATCAAATTTTGGAATATCAAATTTTGGAATTTCTATTTTACCTGAAGAATATCCTCCTATAGATGGAGTAGATCCTCTTTTATATTGTTTTTCTATTTGCTGCTGCTGTTTTTCATATTCTTTATTTTCTCTCTCAACATATTCTTCATATTCTTTAAGTAAATAATGAATTCTATAAAATTCTAATCTCTCAAGTTCAGAAGGGGGAATATGTAATTTAAATGAAAATATAAATTCTATTTTATTCCAATTCTCTAAACGGATCTGAAATAATGAAAAGAGATTTAATCCCGCCCTGAAAGGATAATGGAGCTACATGCTCCACACCTCCCTCGTCTTTATACTTTATAACGGGTTCTACTGCGTTAGCAAATATTTTTCTAAAATGAACCAATAATGAAATTGTTGTAACATCCCATTTATATGAATCTTCAACATATTTATTATAAATATCATCATTAAGCCCTCTCCAATTTTTAATTACAAATGGTGCAAAAGAAAGAAAATCTTGATCAAATGATTCTTGATTTGCTTGTTTTCTAATAACATAATTTTTAAGCCATTGTGTTACACCTATACATGGAATATCAAGTTTTAATACTTTTTTGGATTTAAGACGAAGAATAAAACATCTTTCATCTTCATCATAATATTTCATTATTTTAGGATCAAGGGATAAATAACTAACCATGTCCTTTTTTACATCTATTACTTTATCTTCGGATAATTTAAATTGAAGTTTATTTTCTCCTTCGGGAAATGTTAATTCATGAATAGCTAATAAAAGATAAAATCTATCAGCTTCTTTTATATCTTTCCACGATAAGTATGTTCCTTTTTCTACATCACTTTCAATTTTAATTGTGACACATCGCTCAATTATATAATTAACCATATCATCCATATCATAAAGATAATTGGGATTAATATTTGGATCATCTTCTAGCGTTGACCAGTGTCTTATTTCTGCGCCTGTTGCGGAACGAATAGCAATCTTAGTACCTTTAGGATAAAATAATCCTCTTGTAGGAAGATCTTCTACACGTAAAGGTATCCAGCCTATTTGATTACCCAATGGAAGATCTTTTTCCCAAGGTAATCTTACACCGGGAATTTCAGTAATTTTTGGCCCTATTTGATCATTTATTTTTTCATCAGTAGAAGATCCTTCTTCTTTTTCAACAAAATTTTTAAGAATCTCTTCTTGTTTTTCTTTTTCATCAATCATACATCAAATTATTTTATATTATTATATTTTATATATTAATATATACATAAAAAATACACAAGTTTTAAAAATTTTTATTAAAAAAATAAAAGAAAGAGGGCTTCTCTTTCTTTTATTCTTTTTCGCGTTCATATTCATTATATATAAGATTTAACTTGAATAAAAAATCATCAATATATTCTTTATAGGGATTTTTTCGGTTAAAACCTATAGGCTTTCTTGTTAAATATGGATTATCTTTTAATATTGATTTAAATATTTCAAATGCTTCTTGAGTAGAATGTTCTATCGCAAATTTTAATAATTCTTGTAGCATTTCAGCAAATTGATGAACATTCATATAAACACTAGATGATTGATTAAATGGCCGATCAGATTTTACATTGGAAGATTCTGGTGGCCTATTTTCCGTCTTTTCTTTATAAACATAAGAAAACTTTGAATATGGATAAGTAATAGAACCGTTTTCCCAATAATCACTTTCTTTTAATTGTTGTATTATATTATATTCTTGTAAACTTTCTGCAAGTATTTTTCTCATAAAAATTGATTTTTATTTATATATTTAAAACAATTTTTTGTAAAAATTACAAAAATATATTTATATTTTTAAGGCACCCATCTCCATTTTACATTACCTACACCCCATATTCTTAAATATCCTCTTTCATTCATTATTTCAGCTTCAGTTTTATTGCTATCATATCCTTCTTTAACAAGTATATGTTTCATAAAACCGCTTCTATGATATCTTTTATCTAAATCAGACCACCAATAATTTGGTTTACAGTAATTTACTTTTTTAAATTTTAAAATTTTATATAAATCACCTTCTCCAATATCTAAATTTGAATATGATATTATTTCAGACGGATTAAAATTTTTTATAAAATAATTAAATAATTTTGTTGCGCCTCCTCTAACTACTGTGTTTATTTTAGAACAAAATCTTAAAAGTTCATATTCCGTATCATTAGATTTTGAATTTAAAATCATTCGCTTTTTTCCAAAGGCCATTAAACAAATTAATTCATCTTTATAAAATAATCCTATATTAATAGAAGAATTACAATTTCCTTGTATATGATTATTATCCAAAAAATATTTTTTATCCGAGTTTTTAACATTTTTAATAATACATTTTCGTGCATCAATTTTTTTATTAATTTTATTTATAGCATATAAAATAATAGATTTAACTATATCTTTCTTATATTTCCATTGATCTTCCCATATTGTTATAACATTTATATTTTTTTCTTTAAAAAATTTAAATTTTTTATAATGATGATATTTGTCAGGTATATTTTTTTCACTATGCCAATATAAACCATTAAATTCAATTCCTAATTTTAACTTAGGAATGTATATATCAAGTTCTTTTCCCAATTTTCTATAATTTTTATAAATAATTCCATTATAATGTTCTTTTATAAAATCATATATCTCATTTTCTTTTTTACTTGAATAATTATAATTTGTATGATCTTTACAATAACGATTAAAACCATAGCCTGGCCTTTTTTGTAAAGATGCATACGATGTACACCCATTAAATTCACATATAGGAGGTTCAAATATTTTATTTTTTAAAAAATATATTTTTTCAGAAAACGATAATGGTATATCCAATTGTTTAAATTTAAAATTTTTTATTATTTTAAAAAATTGTGGCATGTATTTTTTAAAATATTTTTCGGTTTGTTGATTTGAGGATACAAAGTGAATTTTATTTAATGCTATTATACAATTTTCTATATCCTCTTCCGTAGGAACATATTTATCACTTAAATAATATTCATTACATAATGGACAATATATCTTATATTCTTCGGGTATTTTAACTCGTTTTAATCGATAATGATAATTTATTTGTTGTTTACCATGGATTTTACAATCAATTATATATTTTGTTGTAACAGGAAATAATTCTCCGGTTTTTAATCTATTGTCATTATTAAATACAACATGTATATTTCCACTACTATCTTTTGCGGTTATATACATTTTTGTTGACTTAACAACTTCACCATTTATATATCGTTTATCTGTTTTTGAAACATATACAATATTATAATCTTTATCAATACATTTAATTAAACCTCTCATAATATAGATCTGATTTAATTATATGTCAAAAATAATAATATAGTTTTGATTTAAAAAATAAAAAGCCCAAATTTTTGGGCTTTTATAATATAATTTATTTAAAATTATACTATTGTTTCATCCCACATATCTACAGCAATACCAAATCCTGTTATTTTATAAATTTCTTCACTTTGATATCCTAATGCAGGTTCTGGCAATGCAGTAGTTGGAAATACATTATAACATTTCCACTGCCAGAAAGGTCTTGCTGCTCTATCATACATAGTAATTAACATCCATGGCGCCACATAATCAGCCTTTAAACCCGTTCTACCTGTTAATGGATCATAAACCAAATCACACCATTTACGTAATGTTTTATATACATATGAACTTGGTGTTTTATTTAAGTTAACTTCAAAATCTATTGATAAATCCATAGTAGTTTCTGAAGGTTTTGCTCCAGCAAATCTTCTTGCTGCCCATTTATAGTATTGAGCAACAGGTGAACCCGGGAATTTATGAGATTTTAGTCCTCCAATATTTTGCACATTTTCTAATAATAAATTAGTATCCTCGGCTGTTGCACCCACACCGGCCGGTAATTGAATTTGTATTGTAAATAAATTCAAATACACCGGTTCATATAATTCCTGAGAAGCTCGAGAATTTCTAAAATGTGATAATCCAAATGATCCTTGACTTTTGAAATTTGTATCAGCCATATTATTTTTTTATTTTATTTTTAATATATAAATCCGGATGATGCTATACCAGAATTTTTATTTACAGAAATTCTGTTGACAATCTTAGTCATCGCGCCTGTAATCCATACACCTATATCAATTATTCCAAATCCATCTGCTATTAATTCACTATTATTATTACTTTCATCCATAATAATTTCATATTTTGTTATAGCACCAGCATCTTTAAGTGTTTCAAATATAGGTGATAATGAATTAATAATATTTAATCTTGTAACTGGATTATTAAAATCAAATACATATTCCTCTAAAACTTCTTCACATTGTATTTCAATCGTATTTAAAAGTTCTCTTACATGTAAATTATTAAAATCGCTTTTAACTGTTTGATATGCAGTAGTATTTGAATATATCATTATTTGTCCCGTTGCACTTCTTTGTATAATAGAATTATATCCAAATGGCTCTAGATAATCTCTATCAGTTTTATCTATCATATATTCTACTCCTGCAAGATCTGGATTTGATAATATACCATTTTTATTTGCAACTATAGCAAATGGATTGCCACCTAAGAATTTTCTTACATATGCATTTGCTACATCTGCAGCAGGTGGTACATTAATTAATTTACCACCAACATTATATTTAAGAAATGGACCAAATACTCCACAATATTTTGCTCCATTTTCTTCTGTTGGTAAACTAAATTTAAATGATCTTGGCATATCAGGATTTCCTCCTTCTGCGATATAACGTGTATTAAATACTGGAACAGGATCAACGCCTGAGACAAATGTTTCGCAGAAATATGGATTTGTAGAAGTAGCAAACTGAGATATTGATGGAGCATTCAATATTGCAGTACATTTTCCTCTTGCCTTTGCAAGTTTTGATAGATATGCCTTTCCTCCCATTTCTGATTGAAGTCCATATGCCATTGTATCTACAATGTAACGATAATTTATCATTTCTTTATTTGTTAAACCTCTAAAGATACCATCATCTAATATTAATTGACCATAAATTTTTTTAACACCTTCTTCTACGTTTGGCGCGCCATTTTCATCAAATCCGGGAAGATGTCTATTAGAAAGTGATAAACCGTCTAATTGTATAAATTTATAAGCTGTACATATTGAGGGATCATCTATAGGTTTTTGAATAGTGATTTTATTACTTGTTACATCAACTTCTTCAGCAGTTTCAATAATATAAGCCGATCCATCATACCATTTTGCTGTAACATAGGTTATTCCTGGTATGTCGGATGTAGAAGATTTTTTAACAAGTGACCCTACAGTTATTTTTGATGCATTTTGTGATGAATCTATAGAAAAAGATTTTCCTGTTGTATCACCTGCAGGATAAGCAGTAACAGCTATTTTATCAAATACTGAACAATCATCTGAAGAAAGATTTACATCATAACTTAAAAATCTAAATTTAACAGTACTTGAATCAGCTGAATTTATTAAATTATGTCCTACCAAATCAACCGTATATGAAGCATTAGTTGTGCCTTCTCCTAAAACCCATTTTCTAGTTGATGAATCCCAATTTAATTGGTCTAATGCTTGTTGATTAATATTCATTAATATTCCCGTTAAAGGAGTTGATGCATTAACAATAGTTTCAATATATTGTTCAATGCCAGTTTGATCTTTAAAATCAGGAATAATACAACCCGTCCATGAACCTATTAAATTAACATTTGGTGAATTTATAAAGTTTTGAAGTTGTGATGGTAAAATACCATTTTCTGAAAAGAATTGTGAATAATAAGGATCCGTTGATAATTTACTGTAATCAGTCCAATCTCCTTCTATAGCAATAACTTGAACAAAAAAGTCTTTAATTAAATCATACGGTCTAATCCATTCATAAGGAATATTATTTTCTGATCCATACCAATCTTTTGCAAAAATACTATATTGTGATAATCCTTGTGCTTTTCTTATAATAAATGATATTTTTCTTGTACTAAGATTAACCAATTGAAATAAAGGTGCACTTAAAACAGATGATGCACTATATCCATTAGTTACAACACCTTGAAGACGATCCGGATCTGGTGTCCAAAATCTTGTTCTATCAAAGAAATTAACAAATAATGAATTTTTTGCATCAGTATAAAGTGATGCATCTTCTAATGTTGAACAATCTAATGATAATCCAATATATTCTACTTCATCTAATTTTTGTGTGGGATCTTCATTTACTTTTAATAGATTTATTGCAAACACAGGAGAAGATAATAAACATGTTTGTATTGATCTATGAAAGAATGAGCCCTTTTTCTCTAATTTTGTATCAATATCTCCAAAAAATCTTTTAAGATCTCTAGTTGATCTTAAAAACACCGGTGTATTAAATGGACCTACGGTAGAAAAACCCGGAACCAATCTTAAAGATTGTGTTGTAACAACTATTCTTTCTGATTGATCTATTTCAACTGTATATACACCTGCAGATTTAAATTGTGATAAATCTAATGCAATTCTTGCCATATTAATAATTTTATTTTTATTCTATTTATTTAATAATAATAAATGTTTTTTATATATATCTATAGATAAAAATATTAATTTACCTATTTTGAGAAGGAAAATAAATTTTTCTTATATTATTAAATGGCTTGGGAAAAATATTTATTGGAAGTATTTCTTTATTTTCTTCAATATCACCATATAATTCTTTAAATTCTTCATCCGAAATTTCTTTATTCTCTGTATATTTTTCTAATAATTCATTTATTAAAGTTTTTATTTTAGAATCTGGCATTTCATCTAAAAAATCATATAACCAATCTTCATATTCAGGTTCTTCATATAAATGAGATATATTAATAGTACTCATTGCAATATCATCATGTGAGCCTATTCCTCTCCATTTTCCATTTTTATCTTTTTGAAAAGATTTAAATTCTTTTATTGTTTCTGTTTCATTTAAAATAATTATTTTTTTATGTACAAGTTTTTTTGCTAATTTGCAATATATATCTTTATTACCACTAGTTACTTTAAATCCCGGTTTTTTTCGAGGGGGTTTTTCTCCTGGAATAGGTTTAGTATGATATGTATGTAATATTACGCTTTCATCATAATCTTTATGTTGTGAAAATTTTTCCAGAAAATATTTTCCATTAAAATTCATTTCAATTAAAACTTTACATAAATCTGCACCAAATTGATCAAAAACAAGAGATCTAACAATTTTTGCAGCATTTTCTTCATCTTTAATATTATCTCTATATAAACCAACTTGAACCAATCTAAACATATTTTTAATTCGAAGTTCATCACTTCTAAGTTTTTTTAGTTGAGAAATACTCTTGGGCTCAACTTTAAAAATATTACATATATTATAATCATTATCTTTTAATTCATTTTCATCTCGTCCTTCTCCGGTATCAATACTTAAAATAAATCTATGTTCTTTTGTATTAAATTCAATATTAGGATCAAAATCAGGATGCCACTTTAAATTATTAATATATAATGTAGTATCTAAATCAGTTTTTTCAAGTTCATTATAAACATATTTCTTTTCAATTTTTGACATAAATAATATATCATTGGTATCTAATAATTTTTGTGCAGTTGATTTTGTAAAATCAAGCGCAAATTCTTGAGCAAAATATTCTTCTCCAAAATTTTGTATTATTTGTTTTGCCCATTTTTCATCATGGCCCGGAACTTCCCACCAATCTACTCTTATAGGAACAAATGAATTAAGTTTCTTTTGGGCTTTATCCCATATATTAAAAAATATATTATCATCTCCATTTGGTGTAGATGAAATTATACATTGAGATATTTCTGAAGAAGCAAGAGTAGGATATACGGATCTCCAAAAATCTTCAGCAATATTTTTTTGAATATGAGCAAACTCGTCTATATAAAGAACATGAATAGTAAAACCTATTTGTGCAGTTTTTGTAGTTGCTTGTGAAGTTAAATAACACCCATTATCAAGTCGCATTCCACCAGCACCTATATTTATAACACCCGGTTTTAAAAAAAATGGTAATCCTCTAAAAACATCTGTAACTTTATTAACAATTTCAAATGCTGTTGCTTGTTTATTTGCTAGAATAGCAAGATTACGATCATTATGAAAACACATATACCAAGCAAGATATGCTGCTATAGTTGTAGTATTATGAGAAACTATATCATTAGAATAAAAAGTATGTTCAATATAATTAATTGTTACATCATACATTGATGCTTTAAATGGCATTTTCTTAATACTTACTATTTCATCTATTCCTCCTTTTACTTGAATATAATCGCCGATATTTAATTCTTTTATAAATACTTGTTTTCCGAAATTATTAAAAACTATATGATTATCGGCACACTCTAAATATAATCCTTTTTTAGTTTTTATTTTCCAAATAGTATATGGTTGTGTTTTATGAATTCTACTAATTGATTTAAATCCTTGAGGAGTTTCTATTTTCAAATTATTAATTTTTATAGTATCAATTATTTTTTTAGAAATATCATTTTCATCTAATAATTTATTTCTGTATTCCCATTTTTCAATTAATTCTATTAAATAGAGAATAAAATATTTTATTATTTTATTTTTTCTTTTTGAATATATTTTTAATAATTTAACTTTAATTTTTTCTAAAAGTGATAAAGATTTTTTTGACATATAATATAATAAAGATAAAGGCACGCTCTCTTTTTTATTATCCGGATACATTATTGTAACATTTGATAAAAATAAACATTTTCCACTTTGACGAGATTGCATCATTATTAAATTACGTACCTTTGGAATTAAATCTCGTATTTTTTCACTATATATTTCTTCTGTAAGTAAAGTTAAAATTCTTTTTTGATAATCTCTTAATTTAATTGTTTTTCTTCCTTCATCTGTTAAAAATCTACAATATTTTTCTACAAAATATATTATATCTTTCGAACATTTATGAAATTCTTCTATTTCTTCTTCAGTTAATTGATAAAGAATATTATTTGCTTTTAATTCTATGTCACCAAAATGAAAACAAGACATATCAGTAGGTAAACCCATTCTATATCTATCTAATGTTTTTTGAACTAACGCACTATTCCATATTGTTGTAGATAACATAAATAGAAATATTTTTAAAATTACAAATTATAATATACCTGAAGAATTACTATTTAAAGATGAATTATCGTCTATAATTGAAACATCTATAATTTTTTTATTTTCTTTTACTTTATTAATAAGTTCTTTAGTTCCTCTAGTAACAACTCCTCCATTTCCTGTAGTTAAAATACCTTTTACTTCATCTGATGGCCCTAATACTTCCATCTTAATATCTTTTGCATCTTGTTTAAATGTCTTATATGTTTCTTTAAGAGCTTCTACAGTTTGTACGAGTTGTTTATTCAGGTCTCCTATTGTTTTTGACATCGTAGCAAATACTTCAAACATTCTTGCCTGAACCATTCCTAAATTTACTTGATCAATAAGAGCCTTTTGCATAATTTCATTGGTTCTAAGTTGATATATCATTCCAGCTAATGATAATGTATCAACTTTAAGTTTATCTTTAAGATATTTATTATCTTTTAAATCTTCTTCTGTAATAATAAATTTAATAGCATTTTTTAACATAGCCCTTGCTTCCCTTTGACATTTTTTTCTTAATTCTACAAAATCAACATTAGTAACTGGTTCTACTTGAATACCCGGAATATTATCATTTAAATTAGGAACATTATTATTAATTTCTTGCGGAGCGGATTCAAGCATTTTTTCAAGCTCTTTTCTTTCTTCTTTTAATTTCATATTTTTATTTTTTAATAATTATCTTATATTATTTATCTTTGGCGTGTAATATATGGTAATCTTAACTTCGGATCTGCATTATCACCAATAATAAGTTGTTCACCATTTTGTGAAAAATATGATAATAACTCATTAGATTGTTTTTCTTCTTCTATTGTACATTTAAATAATCTTATATTAGTTAAATATGCCGGTGATTTATTAATTGTATATGAACTAATTGCAATATCTTCAGGATAAAGTTTAAGAGTTTCATAAAAAATATTTCTTAATTTAGCATTCTTATCCGTTTCGTGTATTTTCCATATATAAGCACTATATTGATTCCATGTATTTCCTATATTAACAACAATGCCATACCATTCATTATCGTTTAATTTTTCATCCATACGTATTACATATGCACTATATGCATTTAACGTATCACAGTATGTATGGCCATAGCTTATTGCAATATATTGATTAGCATAAATATTAACAGAGAATACGTGATCACCAAATTCATTTGTTCCATCTATAATACAAATAGGTTCTTTTACTGTTAACTTATATCCTTTTTGATTATACCAATCCGTTCTTATTTCATTTAAATCTTCTAGTACAAATGGGTTTATAGCACAATGAAATTGTAATGGATTAATACTTATTGCTACTACTTTTGCATAAAAATTAAGTGCACCAGGCCTTGAAATTACTACTGTATCATCTATTTGAATATTATTTAATGATATGGGTGTTTTTAATGTTATAGTATAATTAGCTTCAGTATATAAAGAAGCATCATATTCATATAAAGTTGATGGATCAAGAGTATTAACGATTTCAGTTATAGTATTTACTTCATATTCTTTATGAATTTCTGAAATAGTTCTTGGCATAAACCAAGCTGTTATTGCTCTATCTGAAGATTTAGAAATATTATCAGAATCTTTATAAATAACAGCATCATACCATGCAGAAGTTTGAAGATCATAATACGATTCAGCAATTATTGTTCCATACGCTGTTATTCTATTAACTATAATAGAAAGTGACGCATCAATAGATTTATATTTATCTTGACTGGTTGAATTAAATTGACTCATTTGTTTATCATCTGTAAGTTTCTTTATTTCATTATCAATAGCTCCTCCAAAAATTTCCTCGGTACTTACAGTATAAATATCAATAGTTTCTTGAAGATTTGTTCCTTCTTTTCTAGCAGCTTCTGGTTGATATTTAATTAAATTACATACCCAAGTTGTTTCTTGCTCCATAAATCCTCTTGATAAATATGATGATTCGACTTGATATAATTTATTAGAAATTGGAAAATATACTATATCTTTCTTTTGAGGCGCAGTTCCAAATCCTGCCTTTTCTTCCCAATATCTTTTATCTATTTGAATCTCAAGAGGAATTTCATATTGTAATCCCATTAGGTCATATGTATATTTACTATCGGGTATTCTTCCATCTGGTAAAACTACTTTTACATCAATAGGACATTCTTCAACATTGTATAAAGTATATTCTTGAAAAATTACATCCTTTGATCTTTGTTGAGGTACCGCCCTAAACCATTTCACACTATATCCAAACATATTATTAACTGTTTTGTTTATAGCAAAATATGTTTTCGCTGCAGATAAAAGATTATCTACATTGAATAATGAACCGCTAGTATTTCCAATTGTATTTTCTATTTTCTTTTGTTCTATATCAATTAAAGGGCTTGGTTCATTTAATTTCTCTGGATTTGATGCTGTTAATGGTGTGTTATTATCATTACATTCTGGCATAAAAATAATATAATGTTATTTTTATTTTATATATTCAAATGATTTATATTAAAACAAAAAAGTTCTCTTTCGAGAACTTTTTTGTCATTTTCTTTCTATTTCCTTTTACCACTTTTTTTGAGGGCAGCCGTTAATTGTTATACCATTATCGTCTAATTCATAATCTCCCATAACTTTTACATCACAAAAACACCCGCATATAATACAATTTCTTGAAAATTTCCAAAAATATTCACAAGATTCACAGATTTTTATTCTTCTTTCTGCTTCTTTTCTTTTTAATTCTCTATATTTTTTATTAAAATAATATAAAAACCAATTATAATAACTTTTTAAAATATATTTTATTTTAATTATCATATTCTTCCAAACATATATTTATCTGCACGTTTAGGTTTATCCGATATATTTATTAATTGTTTAACAACATTCATATCTACTAAATTAGGATGTACCCACCAATCTTCATATGGATAATAATCATTTGGAGCTATATTATTTACAACTAAAACATATCCAAATGATTCAAGATATTTTCTAGATTTTTCTTGTATATTACTTTCCTCATCAATATATTTATCATGTTCAAATGTAATTACTGCAAATTTATGTTTTTCGAGAGGTAATTTTAATAATACATTATATGTTATAATAGCAGGATCACAATCAAGCTGCAAATAATCAATATCTGCATAATCCTTTAATAATTCTTCATAATTAATTTTTGTAGCATCAGCACAAATTACCTTTGAATTTCTAACTCCATTCCATTTATCAATTTGTGATTTATCAAAATCTATAGATATACCTTTCCAATTAAATTCTTTTTCAAGTAAAGCGGTATTATTTCCATAAAATGGGTCTGCACACCCAATTTCAAGATATGTTCCATTTCTTTTTCCATTTAATACCGTTAAAACAAACATATCTTGATAACACTGTGAATAATTAAATTTTATTTTATGACAATCTTTAAATTTTACTTTAAGATGTTCATAATGATAATCGTGATTATAAACTAATGGTGATTTATTTATTGTTCTCCACTCAAGATTTAAAATATTATTTTTTGATACTTCATATAAATTCCATGGAATATTTGGCATTTTTAATAATTTTCTAAAAAGTGTCATAGACTCATCCCATAATCCTAACCACCACGCCGTCACAGCCTTTTCAAACATAAATCCACATTTTCCGGGATATTCTACATTTGTGCGTAAAGGTTCTTCCGGGTCTTTCATTTTTTCACCCATAACTGCAAAAGTATAACTTTCTTGCCATTCTTTATTTATTTCATAAATTCTTGATAATAAATAATATGCTTCTGGACGATCTGGCATAACCGATAAAGCCCTTAAATATACTCCTTTTGTAGTAAATATTCTTGATCCCTGTCTTTCAAAACAGAGTCCTAAACGAAGAAGTGCTTCATATGTCAAAAGAGAATTATTTTCATATTCCATAGAAAATTCACTAGTCCTAATATAAAATGATGCCGCTGCAGCAGTATGCCCAAGATCTTCATATACTTTACCTAATATAAAATTATATAATGGATTTTTTGGATCCATTAAATAATTATATAGTGCTTTTTCTAATGATTTATTCATATCTTTAAATTTACAGGTATTCCATTTTCACAATATCTACATATAGTAAATGGAGTATTTATGGCAGGAATAATATCATTATATTCCTGATTAAATAAATTTCCAAGAACATGATTTAAACTATAATCCATACAACATAATACTACATCACCATTTGGAAGTAATATATTATGATAAAGGCCTTCATCACAACCGCAAGTTATATCCAATTCTCCTACATATCTTTTTTGAATTTTATCTCTTAATTCTATAAGTTCTGGTTTATATTGTTCTTCTTTTGATAAGTTTCCTGCTCTCCACCATATATCAAGAATTATTGGACTATCCCAAATATGTTTTATTTTTTCATGTACATTTCCCATACAAACGGGTCTAAATCCTACTATTTCATGTTGAATACTTTTTATATATTCCAATAGTTCTATATATTTTTGTGTAATAGGATGTTTAGCATATCCTTCATTATCTGGCAGATGAAGATTAAACCCGCCATTTTGCATAGGAATTTTCTTAGTTGATAATGTCGGATTGGGCGCACCCAACGAAAAATTAATATGTTTTATTTTATCAATATCTTCTTTTGTCATTCCTATACCAGAAGTAAATATGGCTATAGGGTGTTTTTTACTATGTGCATATAAAACCATTTCAGTTGTATCCTTATTCATCCATGGTTCAGAAAATCCTGAAAAAATAATTGTTATATCTTCAGGTACTTTATCAATAGCTCGTTTAAAATTTTCTAATGATAAAATTCTTTCTCCTTTATATGAGTTAATTAAAACATTTTGAGGACAAAATACACAATTATTAATACAGCCTTTTTCAGGAATAATCGTAGTTATTTCTAATGTTGGCCATTTTGAAGATTTCCATTTTGCTGTAGGATCTTGTTTATTTTTATTTTTTATTTTAATTTCATTAAAATTTCCAATTAATGAATATTTTTCTATTTTAGATGATTCTCCTTTTTTAAATCCCAATGTTTCTTCAATAAGATGTTCGGGTATTTCTAAAACAAATGCAGCATTATCTTGAAATCCAAAGGTTACAAGCATTTTATTTCTAAAAAATGTTAATCCACAACCAAATTCTATTTCTCCATCCATAAATGAAAATGGTTCTGACATTTTTATAAGATTCCAATTATCATCCCATACTAAAAATCTATGAAAATATGTTGCATCCTTTTGTTCAAGTTTATTATTAAAAAGATTAACCTCGTGGATCATTGCTACTCTAAATGATTTCCATTTAACTACTTGTGATCCACCTCTAAAATCTCTAACATTTGGAATATGACTTTTTCCTAAATATATAGTTTCTGATGTTCCAACTTTATGATTTACTTTAACAACTTCCGTCGGATTACTCCATTTAACAAAATGATATGGCATATCAAGAATGGGCATCCAGTTTTTTTCACAATATGTGTTTGCATTATTCGGAGGTTCTATTCTTACTCTAGAAATTTCTTTCCATTTATATTCACCATCTTTTCCTACTTCTATTATTTCAGAAAGTTCCATTCTTCCAACACCATTTGGCGTAGTATCTCTTCTAACACCACATTGATAAAGTTTTCCTTCCCATCTTACTAATCTTGCATCTTCTAATCCCACAAAATCCCATAATGGTGGTTTATCTAAGTCAGTAGTATCTGTAAGACAATATTTTTCTATTTCTAGTGTATCAAGATTAAGATCACACATAAAATTAAATGTGCGAAGATGCATATCATTTTCTGGATGAAGATATGAAAGAGGTCCCCAGCGATTATTAAAAAGTTGTTCTCCTTCACAATGATAAAGAGTATAATTAATATTTCTTAAATTTAAAAGAAGACGAGAATTATCTAAAAGGATAGACGGGTTCATTAATCCTAAACCCTTTGAATCTTTTGGATCTATTAATAACGGAATAATTCTTCCTCCTTCTGCTAAAACTTTTTTACAGAAATTTCTATTTAACATCTAAAATAATTTTAATATATTATTATAATATTAAAGATTTATAAAAAAGTTTTTACTTTTTTATTTTAAATAATTTGGGTATTCGTTGTAGATACCGTAACAGTTGGATTATTATCATAAGCAATCCTGAAATTTCTCACAAATGCTGCATCTTCATAACTATAATCATTTGTTTTAATATATAATTGTATTTCATCTCCTGGAGCCAAGTCTACTGTTATATCCTCAGACATTGTTACATAAGTTGTACTTGTAGTAATTTTTTCTGTTCCTAAAGGTGAACCGTTTTTATAAACTCTTCCATAGGCAGTATTACCTGTTCCAAAAAAACGAACATATTTTAAATCAAAGTATGCTCTAAATTGTCCTATAAAACCATTATTAAATCTTATTTTTTTAGCACAAACATAAGTAGTACCACCTCTTGATGTTTCTTTATCATTAGAATTACGAACGGTTGAAGAAGCAACCTTTTTAATTATATAAGGTAATTCTACAGGAACGGTTGATGACCCAAGTAAAGTACCTGATAAATTAATATTATTTAGCACAGAAAGATAAGATGCAGAGATTGTTCCATTTACATCCAATAAATAAAGAGGATTGAAAGTTCCTATTCCAACATTACCATTCTCAAGTATCGTAAAACGTAATTGCCCACCTGTAAATAAGTCTATCCCGTAATAGCCAGAAGCATAAAAACCCGTTTCAGTCCACGAAAAAGCAATAGGTCTATGAAAACCACAACCATAGTGCTGCAAATAAAGTCCATTGTAAATAAAATCATCAGTAGGACCAAAAGTAATACCAGGGCTTTCATTTTCCGTTCCACTGGCTCTTTGC